TGATACCACCAACGGTAGCATCAGCAGATTCAACCAAGTTACCAAGACCATTCCAGTCTTTACCTGAGTTGCCTGTACCGTTACCGTGAAGCATGGTGTTCATGTTCTCGATAATGGTTTCTTCGGCTTGCATGATTTTGCCTTCGAGAAGGTCAATAATCGCAGCTTCACCGTTGTTTTTAGCTTCTTCGATACCTGAAATGGTAATAGTTGCTGCGTATTGACCCCAGTCAAATTCAGCAGACGTAATACCAGTTGAAGCAGTTGTGCTTAGGGTATCGGTGCCGCTGTATGATCCAGCAGCAGCGTTAGCGCCATAAATAATAGGCACTACAATTTTAGCGCCTCCATCCACACGACGAATGTTCTTATCCTTTGTTAAAGCATAGAACAGAGGGCGTGCTGTGAAGACATTATCCTCTAGCTTTGGAACATAGTTGTTCAAAGTTGTAGAGAGGATTTCATCAAAGTTGGCGTTACCAGCCATTTAGTTTCTCCTCCTGAGAGTTATAGGGTTATGACCCAAGTTGTTCTTTAGCCTGAAGAAAAGCATCCCTTATAGAAGTAGGAGTTTCACCAACTCCACCTCTCACAACGCTCCCCGCCTGTTTAGTTGCTCCCCCCTCAACAACTGACGCTTCACGTTTAGATTGGACACGTTCTTGTTCTTCCTCTAGCCGCTGAGCTTTTTCAGCGACATCAGAGAACCGCATATGCGTGAACGCTGCTTCTAAATTCGGAATTTGTTCTTTCAAAGCATGAGAAAACAGTTCTTGTTCATCGAACTCACCGAACCGATTTTTCAAACCTGAAATTTCTTTCTCCAAGTCTTGTTGTCTTTGCACCTTCGCCTGTTGTTCAATCTGCGTTTCGAGTTTTGCTAATCTCTTATCGTGAGGGTCATCCATTTCCCATCTATCCTCTGTATCAGTGGTATTAGTGATTCTGGTGTTGTCCTCAACTCCAAACGCAGTAGATAAAGCTTCTAAAGTCGCCGCTGGATCAGCCTCCAGCGCCTTCCCTATTGCTTCATACTGTTGCAGGCGTTGACGTTCGGATGCCAGCTCTTGCGTTTTACGTGTGTAATCCGCTTGTCTGCTGTATCCATCTTGAAGTTCATCTAGGGTGACCTGTTGTTCTCCGCCGTCTACCTTTATGGTGTAGGTTTCGCCAGCAGGTTCCGCAACTACTTCTGTAGAACTTTCTGGAGTGTCCGCTTGTACGGATTCCGTTAGTTCAGTTTCTTCGGGCATAAGCCTCTCCTTTGGAGTCCTAATGGGCTGCTCCTAAACACACGGCAAAGGTGTCCCATTAAAGAGAAGGCAAAGACATACCCATCTGATTCTGCAACTGAGTCAAAATCTCAGGCGGCACACCGCCAGTAGGTGCAAACGCTTGTTCCATACCAGGAGGTTCAGCAACAGGTGGTCCCATAGGCATCCCACCATCAGGGCTAGGTGGTTGCCCACCTTCAGCACCAGGCATAGGTGGTTGCTGCTGCATTAAAAACTTTTCAGGGTTCTTAATGCCAAATCCTTGTTGTAATACATGGCGAGCCAACGCAGAAGGATCAATAACAGTACCGACAAGAGGGGCAACAGCATTCAATAAAGAAACAGCTTGTTGCTTACGAATCGTGTCGTTCATAGGTTGAGTAGAACCTGCTTCAACATCGAAATCGTATTCGCCAACAATGTCATCTCGACTAAATGGGATATAAAGATTGTCACCATTTTTGCCAGTGATACGAGCCATCTGATCCCCAGTCATGTATTGCTGCATCAACTGGATAATACGGCGAGCGATTGCGCCGATCCCCAACTCAATAATTGCAAGTTTGTCAGAAGCTCTAGCGTTCTGAGCATCAGCCAAAATAGAAGCCTCTGTAGCAGTACGACGTATCTCAGGCATACCGCCACGCGCATACTCGCTTAAACCAGAAACAGTGTTTATATCATCCTCAATGATCGCTGAATGATTATATATTTCAGGAGATATAGGTATCTGTGGCATAGGGACAACAACCTCAGAAAGAGGTCTGTTCTCATCAACAACAGGAACTAACCGACCATCATCGTCTGCTTCTAAAGCAGAACGACCTTCAGGACCAAACGAACGTTCATGGTAAAGATATTTACGAGCGTAACGTTTACGATGCTGAACCAACTGAGTACGAGTCTTATTAAGTTCTTCCTGCAAAGGCTCTATAGCTTCCAAATCACCCATTGGATAAAAATGGTCAGGAACGTCATAGTTCCGAACCATTACAAAAGGTTGACCGTAAGCGTAAGGCATAGGTTTCGGATCGATTAAGAAATCGTCACCATTGGAAGACAAAACACTCATCGTATTGTTTTCCATATCGTAAAATTCCCAAACAGTGACCCTCTCAATATCAGTTCCGCTTCTATTGCGTTCATAATCGTCTGTGTAACGAGGATTCAAACCAGCATCAGCAGATAACTTACGGCGAGTACTTTGACGGTAACGCTTATCACGTTGAGCCTCTTCTAAAGGTCGAACAACACGTTGCGCTATCCACGTTGCATCATCCATGCAAGTCGCTTCAGGATCAACAAAAATGTCAAAAGGAGAAACACGCTCCACAAAAGGTCGATCATCAACTACGCGAGATTCCGTTTTAGGAACCCCATTTCTAATATCTTCATCCGTAGGCAAATCACCTGCCATCAAAGGAACACCCTCAGCGTAACGATCAGCTTCCATTAACCCTTGCTGCATCATCTCTTCACGTTCAGCATCAGATAAAGACTGTTCCTGCTCTATAAAACGCCAACCAACTTTTACCCAACCATGCCCCAAAATAAGAAAATCTTTAACAGCGCGACGGAACGGAGTGCGGAAATCGTAATGCTTCCACAAATAATTAACTACAGCCTCAACAAACGCAGCACGATCATCATTCTCAGGTTCATTAGGGGAAACAACAATTTTCGGATGGTTCACAGAAACAGACGGTGCAATCACATTTACGGTTGAAAAAGCCAAATTTACAGCCACAAGGTCTTGACCTTCTGAACCAGGAGCCCAATGCTTTCCACGATACAAGTCGATTAAACGATGCCATAAACTATCTAAACCCTCCTGTTCCCGCCAACGACGAGAAATATCTAACCTTCGGTTATACAACTCAAAAAGTTCACTCTTAGGTTTCTTACGCTTAGAACCATACGACGGCATCAAACCCACCTAGCCCCAGCAGGCTCAATCCGTAAACCTGCGTCTGTTGCTTCTTTCCTAATTTTTGCTTCACGCTCATTCATAGTTAAACCCTGTTCCTCTTTAGGCAACGAAGCCTGATAACCCACCCCAACATCAAACTTGATCCCTTGAAGCTTTAACCGCCACACCCACAAGTCATCTACCTCTTCGTCCGACAAAGGTCCACGAAGGTCCACGACATATTCGCGGAACTCTTCCTTAGTTGCGGAAGGCGGCAAAACCGCCATCTTTATTTGCCGTGACGATTTTTGGGAGTTGCTCGAACAGAGACTCCAGCGCCTTTTTCGCCACCACCATCGGCGGAAGTACCGCCCATGCGAGTAGTAGCAGGCTGAGAGCCACCTGGTCGTGAAGGACCGTGAGCTAAAACTCCTGTATTACCTAATCCTGGTTTGTTGCCAGGTGAATGCGATTGTATTTTCGCCATTTCTTCTCCTAATAGGGAAACGTTTACCTATTTACGCAGTAAAGGTGTCCCACGAACAGCAGAAGAACCAATAGGTCCAGTGGTAGTCGGACCAGAATCAGCTTGACGAACCCACCAATCAAAAGTCAAATAATCATTCACCGCAGGAGCGTTCTCAGGAGCGTTCACAAATTTTCTCATCTGGTTCGCCAAAGCGAACGCCATCACACGGTCATCGTAAGGGGAACCATTCATAGACCCCCGCTCATTGCGAACAAAAGTCCGCAACTCAGTAATCAACCCTTTAGAACGCAATACAAGTTCATAGTTTCTTAAAGCCATCGACAAATCATCAATCATCAAAGGTTTAGAAGTACGAGTAGTTTTCCACCCATACTCTTGCGAAATCTTATTCGTAGCCTGATTCAAAGACCTGCGGCGAAACAAATTCGGATAACCCAACTGACGTAAAATAGTGATCGTAGTTAAACCATGATTGTTTGATTCAACACAACACAACGCATCCCGATACCACAAACCCAGCATAAAAACTTCATGCGCTAACTCGTCAGGAGGGATATGTCCATGCCACTCAGCGACCTGCTCCCCAGTTTTAACATCCAAAACTTCAATAACTGAAAAGTCGCCATGCGATAAACCTTCAGCAGTATCGACACCCATCACATAAGCAGACTCAGGATCAGGTTCAGACCAAATAGTTAAACTCATTGAACCTGAAACTCCATCACTCTCGTCTGAATCTCCTGCAACCAGCCCTGAACACCAGGAGTCACATTACGAGCCAAAACATCCAACACTTCCAAATCAAAAACAGGATTACCAGACTTAACAAAAGCCTCCTCAGCAGAATTAGGGTACTCCTGAGCTAACTGCCAAGGAGACATCGCCTGCCGTTTAGACTCATACCAAGACTCATCACGATCCTCAGTCGCAGACCAAGGAAAAAACATTGTCTCAAAGTTATTAACCCCAGCCTCAGCACCCACCCACAACTCATGAAAAAAATTGCCAGAACCATTAGCCGTAGACAACCCAATAATTCGACCACCCACATCAGCCACAGGCTCAATGGAAGCCCACGCTTCCTCTGGATTAGGGAGGAACGCCCATTCGTCAACCACAATCAATGTTGCTGACTCGCCACGAGCAGGATCAGAAGCGGAAGGCATCGACGTTATTTGAGAACCGTTATCGAACGCCATGCGTTGCTGATGCTCCGCTAAAGACTTAGGTCCACGCTCTTCCATCCATTTAGGCAAATGCTTAAACCCATACTTCGTTTTCCTTAAAAGCAATACAGCTTCACGTTCAGTACGAGACAAATCAATAATGTTCTGGTCAGGGTGAAAGAACGCCAACCAAAACTGG